AAGAATGACCTTCTAAGCTTTGTAAGGTACCAATCTGCTTTATCAAGGTCCTCTTTGCCTCCTTTGTTTTCGTATCTCCAAATGTACTTTAGCATATTTCCTTTTAAATAGCCTCTAAATGCTTGTTTTGTCATTGATGCTTCAATTGCGTCTATGCATTCAATGTCACCGTCGTTGTAATGCGGTGGACTATTGACCATATCAATTTCACTCATCCGTTCCTCCTAAACGTGTGTTTAATAAAAAGACTGCTTGTTCAAATTCCATAGCGTCTTCTAAAAATGTTTCTTTGGTGTATTCATTTACTTTTGCAAAATTATTGCTGACTTTAACTACTTTATCTTCACACCCAGCTAATACGTACACGGACACCTGGTTTTTTACCTGGTTTGTAAGCCAAAGTTCTTGTTGTTTAGATAGTCCAAAGTCTAATTTTGATGAAGGCCTAGCTGGTAGTTTTGGTTTGTATTTGTATTCTACAAAGCACATTCCAGCAGGACCACTGTAGTAAACGTCAGGCACACCTCCATGGTAAGGATCGTTAATCTTCCACTTATATATGTTAGTAGATAAAGATCTATTAACTTTTTTTATAAAGCCGGTTTCGTTCACGGCTTTAGGATAACATAAAAAATACGTACACGATGCGACATGTGGTGTCGCACCATGTACGCACACAGTTATTTAGGCTCCTGTGTTACCTGAAACGCTCTTGTAGACTTTCTTAGCTACTTCGTAGTCGTCATCTGTAACCCAGCCTTCTTTCATAACACTAAGGTTTTGAAATTTTTGACCGGCTCTATTCTGTGTAGACACAGCAGAGACTTTCCAAAGAGTAGAAAACCTGTCGCCGCCAAGCTGAGCAATCTGCGTGTTCCATTCACGAGATACTCTTAGCTTAGAAGATGCGAAATCCATAAGGAACGGAGTAGAATCAATCTCTCCTGTTTCAGCATCTTTGCGAATCAACAAATGGGATTGAGTTTGGATTATCTCAAAGTCATCTGGACTACCGTCCTGTGTAGAGATGGCTTCATCCGCTTCAACCCTTGACGCGCAACTAGCTACAAGACCGCCACCTTTCTCACGTTTTCTCCAAACGACAAAGTCTTCGGTGAAATGTACGTTAATAACGTATATTTCTTTACCGTAGATTTCGTTGGTCACCGTGTTTAACAGATCACCGGGTTTAGCCCCTTCAACATAAGCGTCGTGATTTTCATCAACCTCGCTATTCATTTGTTGAAGTAGTTTTACCCTAGGGGTCTGTAGGTGTTCGGTGGAAACATTTTCGTTTCCAAGGCCCGAAGCCTCTTTTACGTGCGCTGGCACGGCTTTAGAGACTAAGGATACAGCTGTGCTTTTTTCTTCAGCCATGGTTCACCTTCCTTCTTTCATGGTTAATGTTTACTTACTTCGATAATTAATCTTGGTAAGCTCCGTTGCTTTTACTCCTGGAACATTTTGTCCCATTTGTGAAAGCTCTCTCCAAGCAGTAGCAGACATGCGTTTCTGTAACAACTCAAACTGGTTTGTATCCAGTATGTGTTTATGCACAGCTTCCCAGTCTTCTACTGTAGGCACTGTTTCTATTTTTTTAGAAATAGTACATACATCATTCGCAATCTGGTCGAGACCTTGCTCTTCCATCTTGTGCATGATTGCGCTTTCGAGATCGTTTTGATTAAGCTTTAAGGCTTTCTCCTGTTCTTGGATTGTTTTAATTTCACCGCGAACAGAAGCTAATTCGTCCATTAGCTCATTCAGATTCTTTTCCATTACAAACCTCCTGATTATGTAATTGATTTAAAATATGGAGAAGATTTTCCATCTTGCCCAGTTTCCCATTGAGCTTTTCATACACTGTTTCTTCCCAGGTATTACGTGCTGCAATAAGTATTGTTTCAGTTTTACTTGTTTGACCAGACCTATGTATACGTCGGTTAAACTGCTGAAAATGTTCTGCATTGTAGGTGGGACTGCACCATATGCAGGTAGTAGCTTTTGTTAGTGTTAACCCGTGGCTGGCGGATTGTGGGTGTGCAAACAGTACTTTGATTTGTCCTGCTTGGAACCGTTGTACAATATCTACACGTTTGTGGGCATCTGTCTCACCATCAATAACTGCGTAACTAAAACCTTTTTTCTTGGCTAGTTGTACTAAAGCATCACGCTCGTGACGCCAGTTGAATGCTACTAAAGTGTGTTTACGTACATCTACAAGATCTATAATCATGTCATATCTTTGCTGATGGATGTATTTGGCATCACCTAGCTCATCGTACACTGCACCTGAAACTAGCTGCAGGAGCTTCTTAACACGTGCTCCAGCGTTAACTGCGTTAATTGTGCCTTGTTTGGTGTATAAAACAGACTCCTCTGCTAGCGTTTTATACATGCGCTGAACAGCAGGTGTAAGATCTGTATGCATTACACGAGTCGTGTTATCGGGTAGATCTATACAATCTTCTAGTGCGTATCGGATATTGATGTCACTAAGTTTATGGGCCACGGTCTCTTCTATACCTGGCTTGTCTATCCATTCATTAGCAAAACCATTGAACTTAGGCGTGCATACTTGATGTCTAAAAGAATAATAACGCTCACCTAATCGTTTACCGTCATCTACACACAGTGTGGGGTGCCAGACGTCAAGAATAGTATTGGTGTTAGGAGTACCAGACATAAAAATACGGGTATCAAAATGTGACACAATCTTTCTAAGATTTTTGGATCGTTTTGAATCCTTGTTTTTAAAGGCTGTGAATTCATCAACCACCAACGTATTGAATCGTGCAAGTATTGATGGATCTTTAGATAGATAGTTGACAGCTTCGAAGTTAGTAATGACCACATCAAGGTCTTGGTCAGCGAATATTTTTTGACGGTTTTTAGCATAAGCTACTCCATAAGTTAGGGTGGGTTGAAACTTTTTGATGTCATCTACCCAAGCTGCTTCGAGAATAGACAGCGGAGCGATAACTAAAGTGACACTATCGGTTTGAGCAATAGCGTCTAATACAGAGCGAGTCTTACCTGTGCCAGGGTCAGATGTAATTAAACATCTAGGGTTTTTGAGAATAAAATCGGTGGTGTCAGTTTGATGGGCGTACGCGGGCGCTGAATTTAATTTCATATTTAATCCTGTATTTGTTATTTAGTACTGTATTTATTACTGTATTTATCATTTCATTATACTTTATGTTATGCCGTGTTGGCAATGCGGGTATTCGCCTTCCTTATACGAACACCATTTACAATTATAATTAGATGGGTTCGGAGGAAAACTAGTTGCAGTTGTCATAGCTACAGCTCGCTGGTGGAGTTTAGGCATAAACAACATTGCTTCGTCCCTAGTATAAGCTTGTATGGTTGTTTCATTTTGATCTAGATACCACAACTCGGTTTGTACGTGTTGTAGTTCTGGATACCGAAAAAAACTACCGATAGCATAAGTCAATGCTTGCTGTGAATGACTTATCTCATTACCAAATTTTTTACCTGTTTTGTAATCAATTACACGAGCTGATGTTTCAGTTTCGTGTACCATTGCGTCTAATTTAATACGTGCCCAGGTAACAGGCTCTAACCAACCGCAAGGTTCCCAGTCAACTGTAAACCCCCACTCTCCTTCTAGCTCTACTTTAGCTTCTATAAAAAGTTGTCTGAGTGTTTTAAATTGACTTTCGAATTTTTTTAATTCTTGTGGAAACTCACCAAGAGTACCGTTGACATAATGTTCAGCTTTTTCATGGATGTCACTACCACGAGCTGCAGCAGGTCCAAAGTCTTCTTGTACACGTTTGACTTTAGCGATGTAACTACGATAAGCGCATGTTTCAAATGTTTTTAAAGTCGAGTGAGACCAGGCTGGTATGAGTCCCAACTCCTTTGGGGCGTCCGTTGCTATTACATTCTCTAGATCTGGACGCTTGTCTTGTACAAGCTTTGACATATATTAGTGTGTCGCTGTATTCCTAGTAAGTTCCATGTCTTTCTTATCGAAATGTTCGTTAAGAACAGACTCTTTTACTTCTTTATCTAAGACCCAAGTAATTAATACACCTCTTGGAGCTGATTTATTTTCACCTTCGCCCATTCTTTTACGGGTGGTTGTGATGCTTAATCTACTCATAGCCTTCGTAAAGTCTCTAATAGATAACACTTTTTTGTTATCTGTTAGTACATCATACACGACTTTTAGATGCTGCATAGGTATTATCGTTTCTTCACCTTCTGTAGCAATCCAATTTTTAATGTATCTTTGTGATGTACTTATACCACCGGCATCAAACGTGTTTGTAAGTGGTATATCTAATATTTCTACAAAGTACTCCAGGTTGTTTTGTTTAATTGCATTAGCAAATTCTTCTAGAACAGACATACTGACTAACTTCATATCACGCTTGGCATCATTATCTAATGCTGTATGTGCCATACGTTCGTCTACCTGAAACTTTTCTAAAAGACCTGCAAATAAATACAATTCTTTATCCAGATCTTCCAGTCGTGTAAGTAATTCAGGGAATGTTTTTTCTAACTTACGTTCTTGCCTGGGAGCTACGTTGTAACGTCTGTCACCGTCTTCTATTTTGACAGCGTCAGCTCTGTTTGTAAGAAACAAAAAATTACAATAGCTGGGCAGCTCAACTTGGTTTGCACGCATAGCACGTACAGTGAGCGTTGGTTCTGTAATTTGATGTTTAAGTTTGTCTGCCATACGGCCTATGTTGCCGGAGTCTCCCATACGAAATTCATCAACAACTAAAAATAAAGCCATACGCATATATAAATTAAATTGTTCTTCTATGTTTTCTAATGAACGCATAGGAACTTGCGACTCACCAAACAAAGGTTTAAGTATTTTATGTACAAATAAACCTTTACCAGTCCCAGGGACACCTGTAAGTATCCATGCAGTCATGGTTTTTTGTTTCTTTTGGTAAATATAAGCAAGCCAATTAACGAAATGTTCTGTTTCTGTTACACCGCCGCCGAGTATCTGTTGGATAAGTTTGTAAGAAAGAGGAACATATTTCTTAAAGTTTTCTGATTCTCCGTATTTAACTTCAGGTAGTTCTTGTTCTGCAGCTAGCATGTACTGTGTTTTTCTAAATAGATTAACGTAGTACGGAGCTGTATCCATTTGAATACCTTTGCCAGAAGATGGATCAAATACAACTTGGGCGTCCGGAACAAAGTCTGGCATTGGACGGTTATGTGTACGCATAAACCCTTCCAGGGATCCTTTTTGTGTAGGTGTAAGTGGAAAGTCATCGGTAAATTGTTCTTTACCTTTATCAAATACGCCGTTGTAAAAAGTATCCGTGTAGTAATCTCTAAGTATTACTGGTCGTGCGTCTTTACCTCCTTCCATTTCGTCTGCAAAAGTGTCGAATATGCTTTTGTAGAACTCTGGATCTGCTTTCTGTATTTCAAATACAGGCTCACCTTTAAAATTGTACATATAGTGAGGGTTGGTAAGAATGAAATAATAGGCACCGCTATCTCCTCCGTTTATATTGCAGTTAACATAAGGTTCACTAACCCTACAGACTTCAATTGTCATTCTGTCTGGGTTTTGCAAGACTTCTTGAGCTTCACCTCCTACGTTAACTGTAGTAATACGTTCGGCTTTCTTAGTTAGTCCTGCTTT